ATTACAGGCTAATGCATCTGCTGCTGGTGTTGATACTAGAATTACTTTTACCGAAACAGATGCTGCATCAAATTCTACAGCACAATTTATAGAATTTATTGGTACTGGTGGTATAACAGTTTCATCTATAGCACCAGCTGGGGTTCACGATGGAATAATAACAATTAGTGCAGATAGTATGCACCACCCAAATACTACATATATTGCAGAGTTTGCTGATCCACCTGGTGTTACAGAGAATGAAGTTGATTTTAAATTAATACACCAAGGACCAGATAGTGGAGAAGATACAACACTAAAAATTAAATCTGTTGATGGTATTTTAACAAGAGAATCTGATGGAGAGCTTGTCATTGGTGCAATAGTTCAGATTGAACAGATTAATAACGAGACAATAGATTTTGAAACAAATGCAGATGCCGGTATCTCTTTTGGATCTACAACACAATTTACAGTTAATAGTTCTACATCAGAAACCATACAAATTAATCATGGTGGTACGGGTTCTGGAGCAGCCGTATCTACGTCAAATAGTGGTCAAACTGTTATACAGAATATAAATCTTGATAAGTTTGGTCACGTACAATCTGTTACTAATGGTACTGTAGCAGGTCAGTATTTAATGAGTGCTACAGTTAGTAATGAAGCAGTTATTCGCTTAGATACTCAAGCAAACGGTCAAAGTGGTAGCGCCGAAGATGTTATAATTGAGGGTAGTGGACAAACCACAGTAACAGCAGATGCCGGTGGTACTAAAATAACTATATCAACTCCAAGTGTTGTTGGTGCTTTTAATAATTTAACCGACGTGGATACAACGGGTACTTCAAATAGTGATGAAGGTCATGATGCAATAAACGGTACTACTAATCATATAGGTCACGTTCCTATGTGGGATGGTACTAATTTCACTACTCGAAAAATAAATTTTAATGCACACGATATTACAGATGTCGATATAACTGGTCAAGCTTTTGAAGAAGTTTTAGCTTGGGTTGGACCAAATTATCCTAGTACTGGAGGTGCAAATGCTTGGAGAAATACAGCTTTAAGTGATTTACTTGATATACCATCTAGTATAGATGATTTATCTGACGTAGATATTAGCACAACGGCACCAACAAATGATCAAGCATTAGTGTGGGATGGCACAAACTTTGTACCTGGTGATGTTGCAGCAGATGTAGCTATGAATGATCTTACAGATGTTAGTACAGCAGGTATATCTGATGGTCAAGCTATAATTTATCAAGCATCAACTACTAGTTTTATTGCAGGTGATGCAGGAGAAGTATATACCGCAGGCACAAATATATCAATAAATTCTAGTAATGAGATATCTGCAACTAATACTACATATTCAGCTGGTCAAGGAATTGGTTTAAGCGGTACTACGTTTAGTGTTGCTGCTGGTAGTGGATTAACACAAGAAGCTAATGGTTTAGCAATGTCCGGGGCTTACACTGGCAATTTTATACTTACTGGTGCCTTTACTGCAACTGGAGATATTACTGCATTTGGAACATCTGATGAAAGATTAAAGACTAATATTTCTGTAATTGATAATGCTTTAGATAAAATAAATAAAATTTCTGGATATACATTTAACTGGAATGAATTAGCAGAAGATAAAGATCAAACTCTTAGAGAAGCTGGAGTTTTAGCTCAAGAAGTTGAAGAAGTATTACCAGAAGTTACAATAACAAGAGAAGATGGATATAAAGCTGTTAGATATGAAAAATTGGTTCCATTATTAATTGAAGCAATTAAAGAACTTTCCGAAAAAGTTGAAAGACTTGAAAGGGAAAAATAATGCCATTTGTACCAAGCACCGGAGCCATATCATTTGATAATGACATAGAAGATGTATTTGAAGATCAGTCAACTCCTGCAATGAGTTTATCAGAATACTATAGAAACGGCACCAATGTTCAAACAGCTGTTACAGCAGGAAACGTTGATACTAGTTCAGTAGTTACTTCTGGTATACCTACAAGCGGTCAGATTAGTTTTAGTGATTTTAGAGGTCAAGGTTATGATCTTATAGTTCAATCTGCAGTATTTGATAGAAATAATACAACAACGGGTCAAGATTTTACTTGGACCGTTCCTGCTGGTGTTACAGAAATATCTGCATTTATTGTAGGAGCAGGAGGTGGAGGCGGTGGTAATGATGGAGTTTCTGGACCAACATCCTCTGCTGGTGGAGGCGGTGGTTCTGCGTGGGGTTATTGGACAGTTACACCAGGAACATCATACACTTTAAGAATAGGTGCTGGTGGTGCTTCCGGAAACGGTAATACTGGCGCTGATGGTGGTGATGGTGGAGATACATACATAAAATCAGGCTCAACTGTATTACTACAAGGTGGTGGAGGTGGTGGAGGTGTTTCTAATACAAGCTCGAGTAATTCCGGTGGTGCCGGCGGCACAACTACTGGAACACAAAGAGGTGGTGGAGGTGTAGGTGGACAAGGTGGTGATGGTGCTACTAATACTGCTTCTGGTGGTGGTGGTGGCGCTGGTGGTTACGGTGGTGTAAGTTCAGCTAAAGGTGGCGATGGTGCTGATGCTGATGGTTCTGGACAACAAAGTGGACAGGGTGGTGCTGGAGCTGGTGGTGATGATATTAATAATAATTTTCCTCAAGCTACAAGTAGTGGTGGCGCAGTAGGTATATTTGGTCAAGGTAATAGTGGATCCACTTCAGGAAATACTGCACCAAGAGTTTCAAGTAGTAGACATGGTTCAACATATTCAGCCGGTTTTCCAGGTAATTATCTAGTACCAGCCTCTGGTGTTGGATCTGTTACAGAAGCGACTGCAGGAACATTTAATAATCCTACAACCTCAGGAGTAGCAGCATCACCTGGAGCCGGTGGTGGCGGTCTTGAAGATGATACACTAGGCTTTGGCCAAAAAGGTGGCGATGGTGCTATAAGAATTGTTTGGGGTACTCAGCCGGATGGTACTACACTAAGAAGATATCCTTCAGCTAGTGCTGTATCAGGGGATTAAAAGTCAAAAACTTAATTTATATAAATAATCTAAAATATGGAGAATAATTATGGATGATGAATTAAATAATGTTACAGATGTTTCAGATGAAAACATCGAAAGTCTTGAAGATATTGATACAGTAGATACGTCTGCTGAAGAAGATACAAGTGATGAACCAGAAGTGGAACTTGATCCAATTGAAGCGATGATATCGTCTATTGAGGATAAAGATTTTGTAAATTCTTCAAATATTTTTAATGATCTAGTTGCTAATAAACTATCAGATGCTATTGACAATAAAAGAATTGAATTAGCTAATAGATTATATAATAATGCACCTGAAGAGGTAGATGCAGAAGTAGATATGGAAGTAGAAGTAGAAGATGAAATCGTTTAGAACTTTAAGAGCCGACTTAGAAGAATCTAAGAAAATGAAAGTTAAAGGCATTACAATTGAGATTGTAAAGGTCAAGAATAAGTTTCAGGCTAAAGTTGATGGTGACGTTTTAGATACTTATGCTTCAGAAAAAGAAGCTGAGAAAATGGCGAAAGAATTCGTCAAACAGTATAAAGGATAAAACTATGAAGCTTATTGCGGAATACAATGATCAAGAAATATCTTATATTACCGAAGAGGTAGATGAGAGTGGTAAGAAAAACTATGTGATCGAAGGTATCTTCGCACAAGCTGAAAGTAAAAATAGAAACGGCAGAATATATCCTAGAAGTATTATGGAATCTGCAGTTCATAAATTTGCGACCGAACAGGTTGCAACTAAGAGAGCAGTTGGAGAGTTAAATCATCCAGAAGGACCAACTGTTAACTTAGATAAGGTTTCACATCGCATTACCGAGATGACTTGGGAAGGAAATAATGTGATGGGGAAAGCGCTTATATTAGATACTCCAATGGGAAACATTGTAAAAGGTCTCCTCGATGGTGGTGTTCAACTAGGCGTTTCAACTCGTGGTATGGGAAGTCTTGAGAATCGTAATGGGACAATGTATGTAAAGGAAGACTTTATGTTAAACACTGTCGACATTGTACAAGATCCATCTGCTCCAGAAGCTTTCGTTAATGGGATTATGGAAGGTGTAGAGTGGGTTTGGAACAATGGTGTTATTCAACCTCAAGATATTGAAGAAATTGAGACTGAAATTAAAAAAGCTCCGCGTGCTGATATGCATTTAGTGCAGGAACGTGAGTTTAAGAATTTCCTCTCGTTGCTCAAATAAAAGAGGAGTCAAACATGACTGATCAAGTACAAGACCAGGAAGTTGAGCTCGATGAAGCAGCGGAAGTTGTGGACGAAGCTCATGATCCTAAGAATGCAGAAGCTCAATCTGTAGCATCAGTAGATGCTGCCGGTGATGCGACTAAAGCTGCTCCAAAGCGGAAAGGCGATAAGTCAAATTCAGAGCCAATGCCAAAAACTAAAGCTGGCATGGTTAACGCTATGTACGGTAAGTTACAGGCTATGAAAAAAGCTGATCTTCAAGCATCATATAAAAATATGATGGGTGAAGAAGTTGAAATGGAAGATGACGTAGTCGTCTCTGAGCACAAGGAAGACCTACAAGCACTTATTGCTAATGAAGAAGGTCTTGCGGAAGGCTTTAAAGAAAAAGCCGCAACAATTTTTGAAGCAGCTGTTAATTCAAAAGTGAATGAAGCAGTAGCTAAGAAAGAAGCTGAACTTGAAGCAACTATTGCTGAAAGAGTAACAGCCCTTGAAGAGCAGTATGCAACAGAAATTGAAGAAGGTCTCAACGAAACACGTGGAGAGCTTGTTGAAAAAATCGACAGCTATCTAAACTATGTAGTTGAAACTTGGATGGAAGAAAACAAATTGGCTGTAGAAGCTGGTTTGAGAACAGAGATTGCAGAAACATTCATGAACAATTTGAAAGACTTGTTTACTGAATCTTATATCGAAGTTCCAGAATCCAAAATTGATCTTGTGGATGATTTGGTAGAGCAAGTTGAAGAGCTTGAAAACCAATTAAATTCACAGACAGAGAAAAACATGCAAATGTCAGAATCTGTAAAATCAATGAAAAAAGAAGTTTGCATTCGTGAAGCTTCTAAAGACCTAGCAGAAACACAAGTTGAAAAACTTAGAAGTCTTGCTGAAAGTGTTGACTTTACAACCGAAGAAGATTTTGCTTCAAAAATCGCTACACTTAAAGAATCATATTTTGCTCAGAAACCTGTAGAAACTACAGAAGCACCAGTAGAAATGGTTAATGAAAGTGTTGTAGAAGAAGAAGCAGATGAAACTGAAATTTCAAGCAACATGGATAAATATCTCTCAGCTTTGAGAACATCTTAATTTAAGGGGACAAAAGAAAATGTCTAATACATATAAAAATCTCACAGAGAAATGGGCACCAGTGCTCAATGAAGAATCAGCGGGTAAAATCGAAGATTCTTACAGAAAATCAGTAACAGCTGTTGTTCTTGAGAACCAAGAAAAAGCTCTTGCTGAGCAGCGTCAAGCAGAGCAAGGCTTCTTGACAGAAAACTCACCTTCAAATAACACTGGTTCAGTAGGTAACTGGGATCCAATCCTTATCTCACTCGTGCGTCGTGCTATGCCAAACATGATGGCATATGATGTATGTGGTGTGCAACCAATGACTGGTCCAACAGGCTTGATCTTCGCAATGAAGTCACGCTATGGTGCAGGTGCAACAAGTTCAACTGAAGCATTGTACAACGAAGCAAATACTGCTTGGGGTGGCGATTCAACAGGTGCAAACGGTTCAGCAGGTCCATCAGGTCTTTCTGGTGTAACTGATGGTAACGGCGATAGCACTTTAGATGATAACCGTGTAACTACTGGTTTTGCTGGTGGTATGCCAACAGCAGACGGTGAGGCACTTGGTACAACTTCATCTACTTTCAATGAAATGGGTTTCACCATTGAAAAAGCAACTGTGTCTGCAAAAACACGTGCGTTGAAAGCAGAGTATAGCCTAGAGCTAGCACAAGACTTGAAAGCAATTCATGGTCTTGATGCAGAATCAGAATTGGCAAATATCTTGTCAACAGAGATTCTTGCAGAAATTAACCGTGAAGTAATCCGTACAATCAACTCACAAGCTAAGACTGGTGCTGCTACAGCTCAAACAGCTCTTAATGGTGTGTTTGATCTTGCGAACGATGC